AGAAGCGTATACTCCTACACAGAATCATACTATTATAGAAACCATGCAAGAAATTGCTGGTCAAAATAATTTAGAAATAGTAAAAGCAGTACCTTTTAACGAAGGGAGAAAAGTAATGATACAGATGAAACGTCCTAATAACCATGTAGTTATAGGAGGCCAAGATACTGAACAATACATTTATGCTATTAATAGTCATGATGGGAGTTCTAGTCTTAAGTTTGGATTTATGAATACAGTTGTATTCTGTCAAAATCAATTTGGATGGTTAAACTCTAATGCTATATCAGGTTATAGACATACACAGTCTATACAAGATAAAGTAAAAGAACTACCAGCTATAATTAATTTTACAGCAGAAGAAGAAAAGATTGCAGAACTACAACACTTTAGTGGTCAATCAATTGGTAGAGATGCTATTGAAGAAATGTTATTTAGTCTTACTAAAATTGATAGAGCTATGAGTCCTAGAGAATTAGAAAACTTTTCTACAAGATCTAAGAATATATATAATGACTTACAGAGTTGTATAATAGAGGAAACATCTAGGGTAGGATTAACTAAATGGGGTTTATTTAATGGTGTAACTAAGTATACTACACATATGAAATCTGCACCATTAAGAAATAACGGTAGGCAGGAAAGTATTATTACTGGATCTGCTGGTAAAATGAATGAGAAAGCTTATAACTTCTTATTAAATTATTAAACAACTTGAGATGGGGCTTATCAGCCCCTTTCTTTTTTTATAACTAACAAAAAAAAATAAAATTATGGGAGCAACAAATTTCGGAGATCTAGCAGTAGGTAGATACAAAAACGCCACAGAAGCTTATAGCGACTTGGTAGAGGACGCATTACATGATTATGGTCATGATAGTTACAATGGTACAATATCAACAACATCGGGCTTTAAAATGCGTGATGATAATCCACGATATGGAACTAAAGCATTTCGTAAGTGGGAAGATAATATGCTTGAATTTGCAGAAAAATGGGGAAATTGTATTTGTATAGAATTAACAGGAGCAGTATTAAAAAGAATGAAAGAAGATAGAGGCTATAAAGGCAAGAAAGGTATTAAGGCTTTTTACTTTATTGGATGGGCAGCACAATAAAAATAATAAAATTATGAAAGAATTTAATCTAATGCGACTAATGGATAGTTGCTGCATAACAATAGATATAGAGTATTATGATGAATTATTTGATTATCTAATAGAATTAGATGTTGATTTAAACGAATTAAACATTGATGACTTAGTAGTAAATGGAGTACAATTCATAGAAAGTGGAGCTCAAGCTTTACAAGATTTCTATGTTTTAAAAGAAACCGACACTGGATGTTGGGTAATATAAAATAAATTATGGAAACAATAATAAAAAATTATAAAGAAAAATATGGCTATTCCCCCACCATTTTTGAAATATATAATTTATATAAAGAGGGAAGTTTAAGTTTGTCGGATAAAGAGGAAAACGCTTTAATAATAGAAACTTTAAAAAAGGTCGTATTGATAAAAAAAGAATTAGGAACTAATAAATAAATTATGAAAGTAAAAATTGGAAACCTCTCAGTCTATCATAGATTTACTGAGATAGAAATTGAAATTCCTCAAATAGATGATGAGGAAGTTAGTAGATACTTATATGAAAATGAAGATAAGTGGATTGACAAATTAGACTCTGAAGTAAATAAAAGTACTACTCAGTTTACATCAGGTAAAGGAGAGTATGATGGATATGATGATGGCTCAGAGTCAGAAACAAGATTTGATATTGTAGGTAAACAATATGGAGGACATTTATAAATTAAATAAATAAAATTATGGAATACAAAATTGAAGGAAAACCAGTAGAACAATACTGGACAGAAAAAATTGCTAAACGTTTAGTTGGCAAGAAAATAACAAAAATTGAATATATGACTAGGCATGAAATGGAAGATAATATGTGGTATAAACGCCCAATAGCCATTCAGTTAGATAATAAATATTGGTTAGTACCAATGATGGATGATGAAGGTAATGATGGTGGAGCTATATCTACTACCTTTAAAGATTTATCAATAATACCAGTAATATGAATAAACTACATAAATTAGTTAGACAAATATTAAATATATCTAAAGCAGCTAAAGATGATGATAGATCATTATGTGTTCAAGTATGGCTACATCAAATGCCTTTAGATATAAAATTAGAAGACTTCTTTGAAACTTATTTAAGTAATAAAATACTGTCTACTGCCGACTCTATAACAAGAGCTAGAAGAAAACTACAAGAGGTTGATAAAACTCTTAGAGGAAAAAAATGGTACGAAAGACATAATCGTGCTGAAGAATACAAGCAAGAGATAGTTAACTTTAAATACGAATAATATGTTAGTAAGTAAATGTTGTGGATCAGAATATGAGGAGAGTACCGTAAGTTGGTGCTGCTCCGCTCAAATATCAGACTCAGGAATATGTTATGAATGTAAAGAGCATACGGAATCAGAGGGCTACGAGTGTACAGAGTGTGGTGATTGGCTAGACGAAATAGATTTAGAGTCTTTAGACGAGTATAATAATAGAATGAGAGAAAATGCATTAGAAGATAAAGCTGACGCTAAAAGAAAATACAAAGAATAATATATGTATATTCGCTCTTCCTTAAAATTATATTATGACTAATTATGAAATAGAAGAAACACTACTAGGCAAACTAATAGTAGAAAAAGAAGTATATGATAAATATGCTAATGTTATACATGAAGGATTATTTAACACTCCATTCCATAAGTCAGTATTTCTAGCGATGGAAAAACAAATAGAAAGAGGAGAAACAGTAGACATTTTAACTTTAGGTAAACTTATAAAGGGAGATGATGTAGTCCTAAAACTATCAGAAATAACAGAAGAAGCATACTCTTTTACAGAGGCTAAGACTTGTATTGCAATCTTAACTGAAGAATTTCAAAAGAGAATTTTGCTTGGTATTGTTTCTGACGTAAACAATCAACTCACAGAAAGAGAAGAATTAGAAGTTATAATAGGAGGTATGGAAAAACAAATCTCTAAACTTAATCTATCTAAAGGAGAGGAGCTTGCTGATCTTAAAAAACAATTAAGATTAATGCTCGATGATATTCAAGTAAGAATGAATACTGAGGGACTTATGGGAGCCCCAACAGGATTTAAAGAAATTGACAGATTTACAGGAGGTTGGCAAGAAACTGACCTTATAATTGTAGGAGGCGCTTCATCTATGGGTAAAACAAGCTTTGCTTTAGCACTAGCGCTTAACGCTGCTAAGTATGGCGATGTACCTACAGTTATATTCTCTTATGAAATGAGTAGCTTACAGCTGTTAAAAAGATTAATCTCTGTAGAATCAGAAGTTAGTAATAACTATATAGCAAACGGAACTCTTAATGATGAAGAATTAAGAAGAATACATGATGCTACCGCAACAATAGAAAGCATACCTATTAATATAGATGAATGTAATCTTACATCTTTAAATTATTTAGTGTACAGAATCAAAGAATATGTTAAAAATAAAGGTGTTAAGATAGTTATGGTAGATTATCTTCAATTAGTTTCATATACATCTAAAGGATTATCTAGAGAGCAAGAAGTTAGCAAGGTTGCTAGAAAATTAAAAAACCTAGCTAAAGAACTTAGTATAACTATTATTGCATTAAGTCAGCTTAATAGAGGTGTAGGCATGAGAAACAATAGCAAGCCAACATTATCAGACCTTAGAGAGTCTGGCGAGATAGAACAAGCAGCAGATGTAGTTATGTTAATCTACAGACCTGAATACTACGGATTAGAATATGATGATAATGGTAACAATTCAAAAGGTATTGCTAGTATTATATTTGCTAAGGGTAGAAACATCGGTGTAGGCGAAATAACACTGAAATTTATAAGTGAATTAACTAAATTTGAAGATTATGAAAAAGACTATTCTTAAAAAATACCCACTGCTAATTACAATAGCACTTTCAGTGCTTATTTTATACATAGCACCAGTGTTGCTTTATATATTTATAGCAATATTAATAGCACTACCTATTTATTTAGCTGTTCGATTGTTTGGAGGATAATAAATATTTTGTATATTTGGCCTCTAAAGTATTGAAAAGCATGGGAATATTAACAGTAGCAGGATTTACCGCAATAGGATATTATATAATATTGCACAAAATACTAGGAAGAAAAACTCTAGTAAAAACACAAACCATTTGGGATTTAGTATTCACTATAGGGATACCTATTTTATTTATAGGAACATTTAGTGGACTAGCAACAGCAGTGATAGCGGGAGTAATATTCTCCTTGCTCACTGCAATAACACCAAAGCCTGATGGAAAATAAAAGTAATAGATCATATTTAAAAGATATTGTAAATGAAATATCTCACGATCTAGGAATAAATAAATCTGTTGTAAAGAAAGTATTAACAGAAGCGTTTAAAGAGATTGCTTTAATACTAATCCTTAAAGGAAAACCTGTAATGATTAGAAGATTTGTAAAATTTGTAGTTGCATTAAAGACTATAAAAATAATTAAAGAACAATTAGAGAGTAAAGAAAAATGAAATTAGAAAAACTAAAAGAAGAACTTCCTTTTAAATGGAGAGTACAGTCATCTAAATACGGCAAGACAACTTGTGTTGCTTATATAGATGCTAGAGATGCTCAAGATTTATTAGATAAAGTTTGTGGGCCAGAGAATTGGCAAACACTTTACTACGAAGAGAATGGGTTACTATTCTGTAAGGTAGGTATTAAAGTGAAAGATGATTGGGTTTGGAAATCAGATACTGGTTCTGAGTCTAATGTAGAGAAAGACAAAGGGCATGTTTCAGATGCCTTTAAAAGAGCTTGTGTAAATTGGGGTGTAGGAAGATTCTTATATAGACTACCAATACAAACACTACAAAACAAGCAACATACTAACGGTAAGGAATATCCTTATATACCAGAAAAGAATAAATTAATCTTTGATGGAGGGACATTAACAAAATATATTAACTGGAAATTAAATAAAGAAAAAAAAAGTAAATAATGAAAGTATTACCATTTGACTTAAGTGTCACAACAACAGGGCCTGCTAAGGGCGAAAGACTAGAATTTATAACTCCTGGAGCTCACCCTTGTGAAGTAACAGGAATAAAAACATCTGATCAATTAGATAATTATACTGGAAGTCCGTTTATAGACTTCTTAGTGACTTCTAATGGAAGTGTAGGAAAGTGTAGGTTTTGGGCAGTAAAAGATACTGACAAACAATCATCTAAAGATTGGAAGATAAAACAATTAAAAGATTTCTTAATTAATTGCGGAGTAAAAGATTTCTCAGACGATAGTAAAGCAATGAATGAGGCTTTAGGAAAAAAGCTAATGATTACATTTACATCTCAAGAATACACAACTATAGTTAAGACTACAAGTGAACCTGTAATCAGAACATCTGTAGGATATAGATGGAGTGCTAAAGAAGGAGGAAGATGTACTTACAATGCGGATATGAATCAAGTATTGGATACAGCTGCAAGAGTAGAATTTGCTAAAACTCATAAGAAATGGGCTGACGCAAACAATACAATGGCTAATGAAGATATAGTATCAATGAGTACAGACTCTGATGAAGATATGCCGTTCTAAACAAATATAAATGAGAGAGATAACAAATCCCTAGAGTATTCGTCTAGACCGTCTAAACCAAGGGTGCAACTCTCAAATTTATTGTTATCTTTGCAATATGGCAGAGATATTTATAGCAGGAAATGTCCCATCTAGTAAGAATGGAAAACGATGGACAGGAAAGTACTTAATTCATTCTAAAACAACGATGAATTACATAAAAGACTCAAAAGAAGATTGGGTTAACAATAAAGAAAAGTTCTTAAAATTAATAAAAGAAAAAGAACCACCATATGAGGTGAGTTTTAAATTCTTTAGAAAGAGCAGAAGAAAATTTGATTATATAAATCCAGCTCAAACAGCACAGGATTTAATGGTTAAATATGAATGGATAGAAGATGATAATTGTGAATTTATAAAACCTTCATTTGAAGATTATGTTTATGATAAAGAAAATCCAGGAGTAGAAATACGAGTATTATAATTTAAAATAAAACAATGGCAAAAACAAAAACAAAAAAATCAACAAAAGCAAAAGCAACAAAAAAAATAGATATTAATATTGGAGGAAAATCTTTTAAGGTTGACGAAAGTGTTAATGAAACATTAATGATTATGTCTAATGCATTACAATCTCACGAGGTTGCATTATTAACATGGGCTTATAAAGATTATGCTGGCAACGAACCAGATCTTGATACTTTTAGAAAGAGTTTAAATGAATACTGTTTAAGTATCCCTAACTCTAAGGATATTATGAAAAGAATGGAAGATTTAGATAAGCAAGCCGCAGAGGAAAAGGACGAAAGCAAGGAGTCTAAAGAATAACTTTGTGGTTAAAAGGCCTCGCCCTTTATTGGGCTTGGCTTTTTTTGCTTATAATGAAACTATTAAAAGATAAACTTACACATAACGACTACTACCAGAGCACTGAATATATCTCTAACAGTATGTTGAATAACTTATCAGGAAGATCCCCTGAATACTTTAGGTTTGCGATGGACAATCCACAACCTTCAACAGCAGCAATGAAATTTGGATCAGCATTACATATGAATGTATTGCAACCAGAAGAATTTAATAATAATTATGCAGTATCTCCTAAGTTTGATAAAAGAACTAAGATTGGTAAAGCAGACTATGCAGAGTTTCAAAAGAAGAATTTCTTTAAAACTATTATAACAGAAGCTGAATTTGAAATGATTGAGCAGATGACTATGAAGCTAATGAAAGATACTACAATTAAAACATTACTCTCTGGAGGAGAAAAGGAAAAGATTATAACATGGCATAACGAAGCACACAATGTAGATTGTAAAGGTATGTTAGATTGTTATAAGCCAGGACCTAATATTATAGTAGATTTAAAAACAACGCAGGACGCTTCTTATAATGGCTTTAGAAGATCTATAATGAAATATAAATATCATAAGCAAGCAGCATTCTATATGGATGCTATTGGTGCAGATGAATTTTATATTATAGCTATAGAAAAATCACCACCATTTAATATGAATGTAATTCAAATAGGTGAAGATTTAATAGAGGACGGTAGGTATATGTATAACCAAGAGTTAGAGATATATAATTACTGTACAAAACATGACTACTGGCCAGGCCAAGGTTATGACTATCTGGATAAGGATTCAGAAAGAATAATTCACGTAATGTCAAAAGAAATATAATATGAAACATTCAGTAGTATTTGAAGGAGGGATAGACAAGGTGTCTACTATGGCAGATAATTCATTAAGAGTTATCCTAGGTACACCAGAACTATCAAACGATACAGAAGCCTCTATTATGAGATTAAGAAAGAAGCCAGGTTACATACTGGTTTCTACTAAAAAAATATCTCAAGAACAAATAGATGCAGTAGAGGGAGCGACTATAAACGCAGAGTTTAAAGAAAAAACACCATCACAAAGAATGAGGGCAGTCTTATTTAAGTTATGGGAAAAAACACAGCCAAAGCAATTAAATGGCGAATCAGGACAAATGGAATATGTAGATTTTGATTTATTCTACAAAAGACAAATGAATAAAATTATTGATCACTTTAAAACTAAATTAGATTAATGACGAATCACAATAAATATTATTATGAGAAAGGTAGGAATGGATTTATTCCTGAAGAACAAATAATAAATAAAAGAAAAATAAACTATGAAAAAAATAAAACACCTAATTACTATATTGGGCAAGTATTTGGATACACCGCAAAAGACATTATTGAAGATTTTAATCTTTCTTATAATATTGGCACTGTTTGTAGCTATATACTAAGAAGTGGCAGAAAAGAAGAAGAAGGGTTAACATCCTCTGAGAAACAGATAGAAGACTTAATTAAAGCTAAGAATCATATAGACTTTGAAATAGAAAGATTAAAAAGAAAATGAAAAATAATGAAAAATTTGAAGAGCTATTAAATAGTGCATACCTGTTTACAGGTGAAGAACAGATATGGTGTATAATCAAACCATATGCCAGAGAAGACTACTCTCTTAGGAGAGAATATAAGGTTCAAAGAAGAAGTCCTGATGAAGAGAATTATCCAGATCATATTAATATTGAACTAAAAAAAGATGTATATTTGATGATTCCTACTAATATAGTAGAATCAATAGATAGAAGAAAATTTATAACTAAATACGATTTAAATGAAGTTACTAGGTAAAAACATTATGATTGAGCAAAGAGAAGCTCAGAGAAAAACAAGCTCAGGTATTATCACCGCAAATAATCAAAAACCAAATGAAGGGAATGTTATTCATGTTGGTGATGAGATAACTAAAATAGAAGAAGGAAACACTGTATTGTTTTCTGTCTTTGGTGGAAGTGAAATAGAATACGAAGGTAAGAAATACCTTATACTTAAAGAACATGATATATTAGCAATTATAAAATAAAAAAAATGGCAAAAGAAATAACATTTAATATTGATGCAAGAAATGCATTAAAAAACGGAGTAGACAAATTAGCAAATGCAGTTAAAGTTACATTAGGACCTAAAGGGAGAAATGTAGTTATACAAAGAATGCACGGAAACCCATACATCACTAAAGATGGTGTGTCTGTAGCTAGAGAAATAACATTAGAACATCCTATTGAAAATATGGGAGCTCAAATGGTAAAAGAAGTTGCGACTAATACTAATAATTTAGCAGGAGATGGTACAACAACTGCAACCGTATTAGCTCAAGCCATATTAGCGGAAGGATTAAAGAATGTAACAGCAGGAGTAAGCCCTTTAGAATTAAAAAAAGGTATTGATGTTGCTGTATCAGACTTAGTAGAAGAAGTTAAAAAATCTTCTGTTAAAGTAAATAAAGACTATAATCTAATTAAGCAAATAGCAACTATCTCTGCTAATAACGATGATGAAATAGGGAATTTAATCTCTGTAGCTATGGAGAAAGTTAAGTCAGAAGGAGTTATTACTGTAGAAGAAGCTAAAGGTATGGAAACGAGTGTAGAGCTCACTGAAGGAATGCAATTAGATAAAGGATACTTATCTCCTCATTTCATAAATAATCAAGCTAAGATGTCTGTAGAGCTTTCTAATCCTTATATACTACTATATGATGGTAAAGTATCTGTAATGGAAGAGTTTTTACCTATACTAGAACAAGTTATAGGAAATAAGAGATCAATTCTTATTATAGCTGAAGATGTAGAGGGCGAAGCATTATCATCTTTGGTTATGAATAATATGAGTGGAGTAGTTAAAGCTTGTGCTATTAAAGCTCCAGGATTTGGTGATGAAAGAAATGAAATCTTAGAAGACTTAGCTATAAGAACAGGAGGTACTTTAATTTCAGAAACTAAAGGACTCTCCTTAGAAGATATGACTTTAGATATGCTGGGTAGCTGTGATAAAGCAATAACAGATAAAGACGGTACTGTTATATTATCAGGACATGGCGATAAAAAAGATATTAATCAAAGAGTATCTCAATTAAACGAGCAGATAGAATCTACTAATGATTATGGCGCTGAGAAACTTCAATCTCGTATTGCTAAACTAACTGGAGGTGTTGCTGTACTTTATGTAGGAGCCCCAACAGAAGTTGAAATGAGAGAAAAGAAAGATAGAGTTGACGATGCGCTTGCTGCAACTAGAGCCGCTATGGAAGAAGGTATTGTTCCTGGTGGTGGTATAGCTTTACTTAGAGCATCTAAAATTATAAACGATAAAGAGTATGCAAAAGAACATATATTAGGTAAAAGTATTATCCTTAATGCAATCAAAATTCCTTTAAAAACTATCTTACTGAATGCTGGGCTTAATGCTGAGGTTATTATAAGTACATTAGAATGTATGCGAAACAGCGAGGGCTATAATGTTAAGACTGAAAAATATGAAGATCTTATTAAAACAGGAGTTATTGATCCTGCTAAAGTAGTAAGAGTATCTTTAGAGAATGCAGCCTCGGTTGCAGGAATGATATTAACAACTGAATGTGTATTAAATGAAATTAAAGAAAATGAGTAAACAATTTAAAAAGCTCACTAAAGAAGAAAAAACTCAAGTTTGGATATACTTATCTAAAGGATATGGCTTAGAAGAAATAATGAGGGACACAGGAATGGGTTATAATGTAGTATGTAAAGTTATTAAAGAAAGAATTAAAAATATATAATATGTTAATTTTTATAATACTTTTAATTAGCTCTATAATTATAGGGTGCATGAGCCCTAAGCGCGGTAAAGAGAACGATTCACTTCGTAAAAACTTAGAAGAATTAGACAAACTAGAGTATGATAAAATTAAAGAAGAATTAGATCATGGCAGAAAATAATTATTTAAGCTATCTTAAAAGAACTAAGATGGATAAAGATATAAGATGGTTTATAAAAACTACTCCTCAAGGTAAAATAAGAGAGGTGAAGCAAGTATATGATCCTGAAGATTATGTAAAAGGATCAAGAGCTAGAAAGCTTTTAACTCAAGATGAGCTTATTAGTATTCTATCAGAACATGCGTAATAAGAGGTGATAATAAGACTCGAATGTCTTCGGGCGTGAAGGTTTAGATGTTATACTGCTGTATAATTAAATGGTGACCTCTAATGTAAAAGTATTTTTCATAAAACCTTAATCTAATCAAAGACTGACTAATAGGAAAGACTATTTTTCTTTTTCCCATCTTTTGGGATCATCAGCACACTCAGTTCCCTTTAAAGTGGTTTTCACTTTCATAAAACAACCACACAATTTACATTGTTTAGTTAAAGATGTAAGGTGCTCACATTCCTGACATATCTTCCAGCGTTTATAACGCTCCTCTTTACTTGCTAATACTGACATTATAATTTAATATACCTTGTAGCCCGTTAGTTCTATGATATAGAAATGCTTGGGCTTTTTTAATGTTACCTATAAATCCTTTAGAGTCGTGCCAAAAATCTGTTGCTGACATAGAAGATAGATTTCTAACAGTAATACCGTTAAGCTCTTCAATAGCCTGTAGTTTAACAGATTTATTAGTATGGAAATGACCTCTATGAACCTCAATAAAATCAACATCTGACCACGCATTCTTATATCTCTGAGAAATAATGCCAGGAAGATTCGTTGCTTTAGGTCCGTCTCCATGATCTGATATCACCATATTCTTACCATACACTAACATTTTCATTTGACAATCTGAATTATCTACAATAATATTTTCATTATTATCGTAATATAATTCTAACATATCACCTAAGTGCATTACAGATTCTCTGTCGTGATTACCAGGAACAACCATTACGTGTACAGGAGCTACTTCAGAAAGATAGTTAATACATTTAATTAAAAGCTTTCTGGCTGTCCTATACATATCTATACCATAATCAGTATTATACTGAGGAGTTCCTTTAGTAGTTGATACTATAGGCCAATCACCATCTGAGTTTAATAAATCCTGACCTACTATAAATAAAATCTTATCTACATGATAACCTTGAGCTCTATATAATAAATGCTCTACAGCATCTACTAATCTATTAGAAGCGATAGTTAGACTATATTCGTCTCCTTTAATACCTATTTTACCTAAGTGTAAATCAAATGCAGATATCTCTAAAAGATATTTATCTTTTTTATCTCTTTGGTATTCTTTTCTTTTAACTAATGGTGAAAGATCTTTAAGGTCTTCTTTAAGTTCTTTAGATATTAATTCTAAATTAAGATGAGCTTTAATAGGCTTGAACCAAGCCTTCATACGATACATAGTAACTGTAGTGGGCTTGTTATTAGTATCAAAACCTGTTACTTCATAAGTACCTATATCAAATTTTTCTAACTCCCATGAGTTAGTATCTATATTAGCTGCTTCAATTAAATCGTCTATAGACTTTATTCTTGTAGATTTTTCTATATTAACAATTTTAGAATTAGTTGTGTTAGATATATCTATTGATTCTTTTTCTGCGTCATTAGTTACATCCCCTAATGTTTTTCTAATTCTACGAGCTATACCTCTGATCTGCTCATAATTAGTGTTAAATAATTCTGCGGTTTTAGCATAACCACTTCTTAATTTTGATGGATTTTTTAAAAGATATTCCTTTATCTTTTCATTGATTAACATGGTTTAAAGTTTTAGTTATCGTCAATACCATATCCGTGTTGACTCTTGAGGACCAAGTTAGTAGCTTTTAGAGTTACTTTTTTACGACCTCTTTTTAACTTATTAACGACTTTGTTAACAATATCTAAGTTATTGATAATATCATCCTCATCAAGTCCTTTAACTATAACGTTATATAGGTAGTGAGGTTTATTTTTACCATCTACAAATGTCCAATCGGACAGCCATATAGGTATATTATATTTATTTGTTGGTGTATTCATTTTTTACAACAGTTACATCTATAGTTGATTCAGATGATGCTGCGTAAAGATAAATAGTTTTTTTGGGATTTGCAATTTTTAAGTCATTTAAAATTACACCACCACGATTTTTGCTTACGCTTATTGATTGCGCAATAATGAAAAATGCATTTCCTTCAGTAATAGTAACTAGACCTGTAGATACAGTTGATGTTATACTTGTAGGATCTAAAAAACTCCATAATAATGTAACTAAAGGATCGGTTCCCCCTCCATAATAACTTAGATTTATAAGATCTAAGATTTCACCAGGGTTAATAGTCCCTATATTAGTTAGATTATCTTGAGGTAATTTATATCCAGAAACACTTTGTGTACCAATTACATTAGAACTCTTCTCTTGAATCTCTTTAGATTGAGCAACTAACTTTTGATCTGTTGTTTCATACTGACTCTGAACCTGTGGGTTTTTAATAACCTGGTTCTTTCTAAGATATTTAGACCTAGCATGATCGCCTTTATATTTATCTTTTATTAATGGCATTAATAATCAGTATATATTATTTTAACTTTATTACCTCTTTCAAGCGCAGATGCAATTGGAGGATAAATTCTTTTATACGCTTGAGTGGACTTACCAATGAAACCATCTTTAACAATAGTGTTGTTGTGTTGCGTATCGCCCACGAGAAGGCACCCAGAAGTATGTTCGTCAGTGTTTCCACAATGTAATAAAATATACTCAAAGTTAGGAACATTAGTAATATGAAGCATGCCCCTATGGATATCACTAAATCTTTTAGAATATTTTTCATGGAAGCCACCAATTTTACGAAGAGCAATTTCATATGCTCCTGCAGGTATTCTAGTTTCTCCTTTAATCTTGGTTTCTCTATACTCATCTTCTAATGTATAACATAAAAATTTTAATTTATCATCATCCTGTAAAAAAAGTAAACCAGAAGTACTATCCTTCTGGCTACTATATCTTATCACATGAAGGATCATACTATGCGTCTATAGCGTCACATAAAAGATACTCAGCTTTCTGCGCAGCAGTTGTCGCTGTTAAAGTTAAATCATCCCCAGAGCTATCTTCGTCCAGTGTAAGTGGAGAAAAGAACACCTCTCCTGGCTTTAGGTCAGCGATAACACCATCTTGTCCATTTGTACCAACAGCTATTTGGTAATCAGGATCTATATTTTTAACTATAACGAAAGTTCTATCGTTATTATGCAGTCTACCACCAATAGCAACAGTACTAGTACCCACTAAAACCTGACCTGTAGATATTGATAAAGCAGCGCTATTAGAAATTGTACTAAAAGAAGGAGAGTAAGAAAATATAGCAACACCATTCTCATCTGTTAAAGAAAAAGAACCTGTTACGTTAAATGAAGTTGACATTGTAGCCATAATATATAAATGTTTTTAGTTATGCGTTAGTATCTATTTCAACTGCGAAATATTCTATTGTTAAAGCAGCAGTATTAGCCTTACCTACTACGGTGTTAGTGTTTCTTAATATAGTAAAGAAAAATTCACCTGGCTCTAATATCGCTATTGGATCTGCTGCAGAAGAAGCTCCTGTATAAACGGTAAGATAATTAGTTTCATCTAAATTTCTAACATAGACAACTTTACCTATACCTGTGTCAGCAGGAGCAGCCATAATAACTGTGTCTGATGTGGCTATATCTTTTCTACCTGTCTCTACCTGATCAATACCAGTAAGATTTAAAGAAAAAGAACCTGATTGAGATTGGGAGTATCCAGTAGTAGATGTTGCTGTTCCTGAAATATTAGCGTTAAATGTATAATTTTTAGGCATTGTTTTATTTTTTTACAAATTTATGAAATTTTTCTCATATTCTCTAGTCTCTAGAGCAATTTTTAATTCTGAACATTTTTCGTATTCTTCTGTAGATATAAAGTAATTTATTATTTCTGAAATATCACCTACAGTAATACTCTCTTTAGGATTAAAAGGAAGTACACATCCGTTGTATTCAAACAACTCTTCAAAGGTTAGTTTATCTGTTATTATCAGATAAGCATTCTCCATTGATTCAATATATATGTCTTCATCGTCTTTCAAAAGCTCTTCTATAAAATCCATTACTTTTTTATTTTTTCATAAGACCTACCACCAAAGTAAGCTCCTATTACTGTTACTAATACTAATTGTAATAAGCTTTTCCATTCATCATCTACTATAAATTGAATTGTTCCTGAATCAATAAATATCATTAATACTGCACTAACCACTAGGAATATAAGTGTCATTGGTCTTACGTTTTTACTTAACCAAGAATCTGATTTCATATCTGACTCCCATCTAGCAGTTACTTGTCGCTCCATTTCTATCTCGTAATTAGATAAAAGTTCTTTTACTTTTAATTCAGCAGCAAGTTTCTCTTCTTTACTTGTATGAAGCTCATCTATAACTCCACCTACACCTTTCACTAACTCAGTAGCTCCGCTTGAAAATATTTTACTTAGTATGTTCATTATTTTTTCTTTTTAAATATATTAAAGAATGATTTTTCTTTTTTATGTATACAGACAGGGCAAATTGAATCTGGAATTATAACCTTTACACTATCAACTATCTCACAAACTTCAATTCTATAATCATAAATAATACTGTCTCTATTTACTAATCTCAAACTCCTAAGATCGTCTATACTATCCTTATAATAATCTCTCAAACGAACAACATCTAACAATCTTCTGTTTAATTTTAATTGCGCGCTTTGAGTTTGTTCTTTTTTATTATTTAGATTTTCTATAGCTTCATCTGCTAACCTTATTAAACTATCTAAATCATTATTAATAACGACCTTTGTTTCTTCCACTGGCTTTTCTAACCCAGAACAAGAAAATAAAATAAATAATAACGTATAACATATTCTTTTCACCTTATGTTTTTTAATGTCTCTATAAATTTATCATTCAGCTTTTTATAGTCATCCCTAAGAGTTATAACTTCTGCTTGTAATACTTCAATCTGATTTGTTAATGTTGTTTTATTATCAATATATAAATAACCTATTGCTATTAAAGATAATAATAAAACTCCTGATATAGGATTGCTTGCAAAGTCTTTAAAGTTTATAATCCCTTTCATTTTACCAGAATATTAATTTAACTATATAACCTATAACGGCTGCATACAAACCCCAAAGAGCTCTTGTCACTGTAGATTTCCATTTTTTCATATAATGAAAGTCACGAACATCCTTCATCCATCCAACTAGATTTTTATCTCTCTCGTCTAAACGTTCAGTATTCTTGTTAACCCTAACTACTAAACCCTCGTCTGGATCTAATAGTTTAATCATTAACCTATCCATCTTCTTATTTAGTTCTTTAATATCTTCACTCAAAGTTTCTATATCTTTTTTCATTAACGCTATTTCTTGTGCTGCAGTTGCCATTAGATACTATGTTTATCTTTAAGGTAAGTCATTAGACTATTTCTATCACTAGTGGTTAGTTCATTATCTATAAAAACAATTTCTTTCATATCTCCTCCAAAATTAACAGAACCTCTTAATCCTAAACCAGATGATGCACCAGTACCACCGAATCCAACTAAGGTGTCGGTATCATTAGCTGTTCCTGATGGCGTATCATATTTAGTGTCTTGATATACATTTATAGTCCCGTCAGTTTCACCCAACCATTCTACCCCTAATATCATCCATGTGTCTGTTGAAAGAGTATTTGTTACAGATATATCGTTATTTCCAGCACTTCCTATTCTTACTCTAAATGTATCTTCATTTTGAATCCTAATGAAATTTTGAGAGTTATAATTAATAATTTCTTCGTTAATTATAGAGCCAGCCGTAACTTTACAGACAAAATAAGCTGAAAAAGAACCAGGACTCCATAAAGGAAAGTCTAATTTTAAGCCACCAAAAGTTATAGTACCAGCGGAATAAAGGGGTCTTGTACCAGACTCAGACGTCATTTGATTACCACTTCCTATTTGACTATCCCAAGTTAATACTTTACTAGAACCATCAATAGTAATACCTTCATCATGTTTATACCAAGAGTGACCTCCAGATATATCGGCAGGTGTCCATTCAGCAAGACTAATTGAAGATTTAGAAATTGTATTTCCTATTCCTATAATCATTACCTAACTATAACTATATTGCTTGCTGTTGTAGAGGTAGCCATAACTCTTTTTACTCTAATAGGGTGTACTACACCAGCAGCTAATGCTGTGAATATAGTTTTATCCGCAGTAGCGGCAGTAACTCCATCTTCTAGGGATCTATCAGCCATTACAACTTGAACGTTTCCTGTTGTTCCTACATAAAGGAATCCTGCTTCTACATTATTATCGTCATGTGCTGTAATTACTTCGGCTTTTGTCCCGTAAGTATCCGTCATATTTGTTGCCATATTGTATATATTTAATTTTTACAAAGTTAATAAATTTATTTTATCTTGCAGTCTCATCTGAAACATTTCCTGATTTACCTCCAGAATAAACGATATTAGCTATATCTTTTTTAAATTCCCCATAAGGAGTTACATCATACCTAAAAGTTTTAATAGCCTTAGAGTCTCCTGCATCACCATAAGGGCCTTTACGTTTAATCTCATCACCTCTTAATGCTTGAGCAAAACCATCAATAGTATTATTGAATGTGCTTATAGAGGAAGGAGGGACTCTATATTGTAAGAATCTTCTAACATCTGTTGTGGCAAAGATATCGGCCTGCAACTTCTTCATATATTTAACAGTCATTCCATATTGCTCATCATCATCACCCTCAGACATTGCAATTAAAGCCATTAAAGTTAATCCTAACGATACTCCACGTAAATAGTTTCTCATTTCCTCTTGTCTTTTAGGACTACTTTTATGGTATTCCTCTACTATAGACTGTAAGGATAACTCACCTTTATTAAATTTACGGAATAACTCATTAACATAAGCACCAGCAGCTCTATAAGAACCAACCTCAACTTCACCAAATCTATTGATATTTTCTTTTTGAAATCTATCTGCAATTAATGTTACAAACCATTTCTTAAATTGTAATAATGATCTACCCCATGAATACATAGATAACATTCTTTGATCTAAAGCAGTGTACCCTTCACCATGTAATGTAGATATCTTATGTCCTATTCCTCTAACTCTTTCGTCAGAAACAATACCAGTATTAAATTCTTCTTCAGTAAGCATTCCTAAGAAAGCAGACCCTTGAATATAATGCTCTGTTTGATCCATAAATACAAATGATGCTTTTTCAACTTTACCCCAAACACCCTTAGCTTCTGATAAATGAACGAACTCATCAAAGCTATATTCTATAATCCTATGTTTCTTAAGAATCTCTCTTGATTTTTTCCAGTGTTTCCAGAACCTAGTTTCACCTTTAATAAATTGTTTACCACCTCTCTTACGAAGTTCTTGGTATTTACCAGCAAGCATATTTCCTACACCTACACTTATATTAAATCCAAGTAGTCGTAAGGATGTGAGTCTTACAAATGTATCAATAATCTTATCAGCTTTTTTACCAAACACACTTTCTTGTTTTTTCTTTTCTAAGAAACTGTCCTTCCACCACTTAGTTAAATATTCAGCAGCATTAGGATTGTCTAGATTTTTATTGAAAGCAATAGCAGCATCTGTTAAGATAGCTAGATTTTTCATACCCTGGAATCCATCAGAAGACTGCTCTCCATCTTTAAATAATTTAGCTCTTGTAAATTCTAATAAAGAAGTGTGAATATCTCCAGAGAAATAAAACATGTCTTCACGTTTTCTTCTTACATATTCTTCAGCAACCTCTTTGTCTATGTCAGACATATCACCACCTTCACCCCATATCTCAGAAAAACGTTTGCCATTACCTATTAAAGCATCCATCTCATTATTAGATAATAATATCTTACTACCATCTTCATGCTTACCTAAAGGCTTAAGCTCCTTAGCTTTTTTACGAAGTGCTGTAAGCTCCATTATCTCTTTACCATTAACAGTGAATCCTTTTGTTCTGTTATTGTAAATATACACCTTCCATTCATGGAATGTTTTTAATTGCTTAGAGCCGTCTTTATCTGTACCAAAGACTTTAACACCGTGATAATCGTGATCATCTATACTTAGATTATATAAACCTAACAGCCCACTCTTACCAAGAGACTCAAGCTCCTGCATAGGAAGTCCTTCAAATTTATAATCATTTTTACCTACTAATGATCTTACTACAGCCCTATAGTTAGAATAATAATCTTGCTCTTCTTTAGATAAACTATCCCAAATAGAGGCAATCTCATCTGAAGTTTTTAATCTATACCTACCATTTCTCTCTACAGTAATATTACCGTATATTAATTTATACTTATCATTTATATTAAGAGCTTTTTTAATCCTCTCTATAAGAGATAAAGATTTCATTTTAGACTTAACTAATGCTTTGTGAGATCCACTAACATATGACTTATGCTTTTTAAAGCTCCTCATATATTTCATGTATTCTTTTTCAGCTTGATTAATAAGATACTGCATTTCAGGTCTCTTAGATGTCATGTTATTAGCACCCATCCATTTCCTGTAATTAGATATATCCTCTTGAGGAACTCCGTCTTCACCAGGGATATTATAATCATGACCTTGTTCCTTTCCTTTTTGTTTTAAGAAATCTGCTTGCTCTTGGAACATTCTTTGTCCAATCTCAGATTCTAAAGTGTAAGCAAGTTGTTTAGTAGCAGAATTATCCATCTTTCTAAGATTAGCTACAGACTCCATTAATTTATTTAATGTTATATTAGACAGTCCCATCTTAAGTATCTTAGCTTTATAAGACTCTACTAATTTATGATCAGCTTTATATTCAGCATATCTATGTTGTAAGCTATTATATGTATTAGACTTAGGTTCTATTTTAGATAAATCAATTCCTTTATCCATAGACCAGTCAGAGAAACTAAGTAATTTATTTTCTTCTTTTAAATGAGATGTACTATGAATAGACTTTTTAGCATTAATAATCTTTTTAGCTTTCTTGATAGTTCTATCCTTCTTACCAGATTCTTTAATCTGATCCTCTAAAGATTTTTTATCTTTATTCTGAGTGATTTCTACAATAGCACTTTCTAATTCATTAGTTATAAGTCCAGCTTTTTCAGCTTGCTTAGTTTGATTCTCTTCAATAATAGTAGCAATACCTCTGTTTATTCTATCAATCATATTTTGATCAAAGAAAGGGATTATAGACACACCAGATAATCCAAATTTATTTATCTCCTGCTCTACAAGTAATAAGGTATTTTGAGCATCTTCATCTAATTCGCTAAAGCTATCTTGAATCTGCTTAATCTTCTTTAATGAAGTTAATTCATTTATCTCAACCTTATTAATAGTTATGGCGGTAGTGCCATTTTTACGCTGTCTTAATTCTAAAACTTTATCTACAAGTAGATTATCAGGAAAATCAACTTTCATTTGCTGTAAGTCTTCAGCTAATAATTCAGCAGAACTTGTACCTATAGCAACCTTTAACCTTGATGTTATATCGTTATATATAACTTGATTAATAATCTGAGATTTAAGATGTTTAATTTTTGGCTTAGACCTATTCGCCTGCTTGTCATTTAATCTTTCAACAGCATTTTCTGTAGATAATATACTCTGCATGTAAGGAGTAAATCTAATGTCAGTTCTTTGGGATCTACTAAGCATAGAGTCAAATAATTCTAAAGCATGCGTTACAATAGGGTTATTCGCACTATCACCTATTTTATATTTAATCTCTAACTGACCTCCTAATTCTACAACTTCATTAGATATTCTTTTAATATCATCTCGGATAACTTTTAATTCTAAAGGATTCTTTTCTATAGACTGGTGTATAGTAAATGCTTTAGAGAATGGTCTAATCACATCATTATTCCATTGGTCTAAAGTATATATCATTAATAGTGCATCTAGTTGAGCATTATTTAATTTCTTATTATTATTACCTAAAAGAGAAGTGTTAATAGATAGACCATCGTCAATTCTATTTCTAATTTTATTCCATTTTCTTTGATCGTGGATTATATGCCCTTTATTACTTATTGTTGTTAGGTCAATACCTTCTGATTTTAGAAATTCTATAAAAACACTAAATTGATTATCTTGTTTATTATTATAACGAGTATTAATATCATGTTCTTTAGATATAAAGGTTTTACCTCTACTCTTCTTAAATTCAATATATCTCTTAATAACTGGAGAGTTAAATATAACAGCTAATTGATCTAAAGAATAACCAAGTCTTCTTAATAATACATAAGGAAATACTGTATGTTTGTTTAATCCTAACTTTGAAGCATACTGATGTTTTGCATTATCAAGCACTATATTTAATAGCTGAGCAGCACCATACCAGTTACCTCCATTCTCTCCTTCAAGAGAAGCGTCATCAAACATAGTTGTTATTTCTTTACCATTAACATGTTTGTTATTATCTATCCTTAATCCTAACGGAAGTCTCTCGTTGTTATTAGATAAAATATTAAATGATCTTTGTAGCGAAGCTACCATACCAACTAAATGCTTAGCAGGGACATTATTGTCAAACATCTCAGCATCTCCCCATGGAGTTAATTGAGAGCTTTCTTTTTCATTTATAGATAATGGCTCTAAAGCTTTTTCAGCTGAATCAACAAAATCAATATCAGCTTTAATTTCATTACCTTTAGTGGGATTACTAACAAGACTCACATATAAATCAAAGAACTCATTAGACTTAGATTTCCATGCATTCTTTTTGCCCTTCATATCTTGTTCGCTCCATTTGAAATTCATATGAACTGAATCACCATCTAAATCTGCACCCCAATATTTACTAACCCACGCAGGGATAGTTACATTAGAAGTAGGAGTACCTTCTATTTGCTCGTTAAAATCTTTAACTATAAATACCGTGGAGAGTGCTTTACCATGAGCAGGAACTCTTGTTCCTATAAATAAGTCTCCAACCTCTACTCCTTGTTTTTCTAAATATCCAGGAACATAAGATTCTGATACTAACGTGTTAGGATTTTCATTAAACAACTCACCAAGCTTTAAGGCAAACTGACGATCTTTGTCGGTTTTAATCTCACCTTTATATTTACCATTTTCAAAATAATCAGAAACTTTCTGATAAGACTGAAGTCCCATTCCTAAATCAGAAGATTGATAACCAATACTTCCTTTAGTAAACATCTTAGTACCCTTATTTATAATACGTCCATTAGCTACAGAATTATGTACAGGATTTAAGAAAGGATATCTTGGATCTACATTACCATATACAGACTCTGTTAATACACCAAACACTTCTGGTGAAATAGAAGATTTAAAAGAGTCCTCTTCATTCATAACATCTTGCTCTGTTAGATTTTCTTTAAGAGCTAATCCTTCATTACGTAACATATTATTATCCTCCATCACTTCTTTACGAAGTTGATACATTCTTTGAACTATAGCAGACTCATCTTTAGATATGTTTGTTGCTAAGTTGTAGAATAATTGAGAAGGATAGAATCTTTCATTAGCTTGTTTATCTAATTCTAATTGAATACCTAGACCTTCACCAGAAAGACCATGATACTTTCTTATCTCATCTTCTAACCCACCTTCAAAATATAATTCGTCTTGTTTAGAGTTTATGTTGTCAATATCTACATCTCCTAGAATATCGTGTATATGATCATTAGAGCGTACTCCATCAAAATCTTTAAATAGTTTTGCTGCTGATTCAGACGCTGCAATAATAAGGCCGCCATGATTAAATATACTATGATGATCTTCATTAAAGTCTTTTATGGTTGATTGAGAAATATGCTTATGTCTTGCTCTCATTACATCTGCTATCTTTTTTAACTCTGGACTTTTAGATTCCATGTCAGGAGTTAATACATGAACAGCAAATTTAAGGTAAGTTGTTTTTCCTTTAAGAGTAGGATTATCTACTTCAGTGTAATGATATACAAATTTAAATACACTACCAACCTTCTGAACAGAACCATACTTATTAGTTATAGCTTTAGCTTGTTCTGGCAAAATATACCCCATAGCGTCATTAGCAATAGCAGTGTCATTACTTTCCTTTATAGTAAGTTTACCATCTTTATATACAAAATAATCTTTAAATATAATAGGCTCTACTTTAGTATTTCTATCAAATACAGTGTGACTCGCTATAGCCCCAGCAGCTCTTTTAGTATAATCAATCTCATTCTTTGATTGTCTATGATCGTGTACAAGTGCTTGTTGCGCCATAAATCTATTTGAGATATATGATGTAAGGAACATAGATAGTCTTTTATCTGTCTCACCTTTCATAATAGCAATATCTCTATTACCTCTATATAAAGAAGGGTTCTTAGCCATATGAGATTTAAACTCCTTAACAAGATCTTTTATTTCAACTATATAATAATTTCCTTTAGCGTCAGTTTCTATAGTGTAAGGGAATATTTCTTGTTTATCTTTTCCTGTATATTTAGCATTATAAGCAGGATTATTTTTAACTCTTCTTAATAAAGCATTAGCCGTTTCTTTATTATGAGCAGCAGGAGCCTCTATATAATACCTCCTTCCTTTGTCTGAGAATACAGCTATAGGTTGGTTATACATAATAACCCTATCACTATTCTTAATTCCTTTATTTAATCTACTAAGGAAACCAAAGAAATCAGAGGCCATTAATTCAGAAGGTTCTATATTAGAAATAGTAGACGCTAACTTATCTTCAGATCCTCTCTCTAATGTATTCATAAGAGATCTCATAAAGCCTTGCTGTATAGTTATTCCTAAAGGATTGTATTCGTTTAATTTACCAGACTGTCTTTTAGATATGATTATTTCAGAGAAGATATTATTCTTACGATGTAAGATACTTTTCTTATCCATAGAGTCTGCATCTTTAGTTGATGCTACTAAATTCTTTACACTATTATGTAATCCATTCTCTTTATTAAATATACTAATACCATCTTGCTCTACATTATCCACCATAGATAAGTAGTTTTTAGGTCTAGATAAAACTAATCCTTCTGTAATGATTGATTTTAATAATGATTGACTACCACCAAACAAACCACTCTCTATCTTTACAGACTTACCTTTAGATTTAACTTTACTCTCTATAGCCCACTTACCAGACTTTTGTATTAAAGCATAGTTAGATAATTGAACGTTAGTCCATTTCTTGCCATATCTTTCATGTTTTACAATCTTATGGTCAAATAAAATATCTCTAAGAAACTGTTGCTTACCTTTATATAGTATAGGGGTTGTTGCTAATTTCTTAATATCTATTAATCCTGCTTTAGCAGATTTGCTTAATACTACTCTTAAAACATCTTCAGCGGCATTCTGTTTATTTATAATATCGTCTGGATTGTCTTTAAATAACTTATCGTATATAGCAGCCACTTCTTCAAACACCTCTTTGTCATTTTTAACAGATTCTTTAATATCTTGTATGGCATTATTTTCTAAAGAAGAACTAATAGTTCTTTCTTGAGACCAGAAGTGATCTGACTCTTTATCAAATTTCATAAGTACAGAATGACCATAAGTCTCTATATTTATTCCTTCAAATATTCCTTTCAATTCCATTAACTTAGCATCTGTCAATGCTGACTTACCTTCAAACACCTCATTATCAAGAACTTCTAACATTGCTTTAATATTGTGGTCATTAGAATTTCTTAGAGCTGGTATAAAGTTGTAAGGATCATACATCATATTTTTAGATATAGTGTATAATTGATATTGTAATTCTTTAAGATTAAGAGATAACTTATTCTTATTGTTATATATTTCTCTTATCTTTTTAAGGAAGTGAGTTGTTGTTTTAGGCATCGCTACAATACGCTCTTCCTCAATATACTTATCAGCTTCTGTTTCTAAAAAGTCATCTTCATTCTTTACATCATAACCTAACTTAGAAAGGATTTTATCCATTTTAGAATCAGCCGCTTTAATTTCTTTTAAGCTATGGTTTTGTGTAGCAACCACCTCTACATATTGTCTTATCTTAGCTACTTCGTCTTCAGATAACATATGATCATTTGTCATTTTAGAAACCACACTATCAGCCATCTCAGATGGAGTTAAGTTTCTACCAGCAATATCACCTAAATAAGAATATACTAAAGAGAATCCTGTCATCTTTCTAGCTTTAGATGCTTTCTTTATAATACCATTAGCAGAGTTTTCTACCTTTCTATTACCAGAATTAAAGTCTAACAGAACATGCTTAATAGCAGCTTCTAATGTTAAGTCTTTAATATTCTCATCACTTAATTGTAGCATTTTTTCAGCTTCTTCTTTAGTGGCAAGATTCTTAGTTTCTTTATAAAACTCCATAAGATCAGATTTTAACTGAGCTTGTGCATCGGTGTTTTCTATAATAGAGTCTAGCGTTCCATATGAGAATGCTTCTAATGTACGTGTAAATGTTTCCTCTAATAAATGTATCTGTCTATCAGATCTTACTTCTTTAACTCCAGCGTCTTTTAATTGAACTCTAAGTGAATTAAATAATTCATTCATTTTAGAACCATCTTTACCTTCAGCTTTATTAAGCTCTAAAACTATACTCAATAAATCACTTTCAATTTTTGAATTATGATTCATATCGTTTTTAATGATATTATATATCTGGCCTAATGTAACCTTCTGTCCTGCATAATTCATTAATATAAGCTCAGGGTATTCTCTTTTAGTTCTACTATATAAGTCTGTTTTATATAAAAGTTTATTTATCCTTTTCATTAAAGGAGTTCCTTGATGTATATGGTAAAAAACATGACCTAATTCATGTATTAAATCAGTTTGCTTATAACCTTCTTCATTAATAAGAACAGTACCACCTATAGCTAAGGCAACAGATTCTTGCCCAAAATCATCCATTAATTTAGACGATATAATAAACCCTCTCTTTCCAGGGAATTTTTTAGAAACTATACTTTGTGTTAATGCTGCTGGGCCAAATCCAGAATGTGTGTAATATTCTAAATAGAAATCTCCCATAGGGAAGTCTGAAGACTTAACATCACCATCAAATGAATTTGATAGATGTTTATCTAAACGACTAACAGCATCTTTAATTGAATCTTTTATTTTACCTAGGGTAGTTCCTTTCTTAGCTTTTTTCTTAGCTTTTGTAAGAGGGGCTTTATAATCTCTGTAATCTATTTGACCAATTACTTTATCTCCAATTTTAACCTCTACAATACTTTCATATACAGGAGCGCCTTGTTTAAATTGAAAGTAATATTTACCATTAACTTCTATGACGTTCTTACCGCCTTTAATTGGATTTAACAAATGCAATTCAATATCATGCATAGTATCCATATACTTAAGGGCCGCACCATCATGGCTAAAGAATTTAATAGATTTTCCTTTAGATGTTTTTAAAGAGTATGTATTATATCCAGTCTCTTTTGATATAACGCTTAGTCCTAATTTTAATGCTCTACCTAGCTTTTTAAGACGTTCCTCTATTTTAGAATATACAGTAGTTTTTGGTACTACTTCTGTTTTATCTTTTTTTTTTACAGACTCTGTATCTTGTTCAGACTCAGATTCCGATTCTTTCTTTTTGTTTTCTTCAGCTTTTTTTTGCTGTAATTCTTTTTTTACCATATCATACTCTTCTTGAGTATAAACATCGTCTCCTTTTCTCTCTTTTATTTCTTTTACAACCTCATCTTTACTAACAATAATATTATTTGGATCTGTCTGATCTAAACCACTAAGCTTTTGAAATTTCTTTTTAGATTTTTCTATAGCTTCTTTTACATCTTTATTGTTAATGATTTTATCTACACCACTACCAATAATTTTTAATGCAGCTTTAATACCTATTTTGCCAGCCTCTAAAGCTTCTATTAATTTAGCTTTAGCTCCACTAGTTATTTTTTTGGTATCATAATTTTTAACTTTATCTATAGCTTCTTTAACTTCTTTAGATTCAGTTTTTTCTTTAGCTTTACCAAACAATCCTTTAACTGAGCTAACAGCTTTGCCAAATGTTTTCTTAGCAAAGTCAGTAACACTATCTATAGTATCAGAAGTTTTATTTTTAGACAAACCTTTGTTTACGAATTTATTATCGAATTGATCTAAATATCCTGCGCCATTTTTCTCTTCAACTTTAGCTTTCCATTTTTTAAATGATAATTTAGAGCCAGATAATTTATGTAATTTTTGCTCTCTCTCTGTTTGGTTCCATTCACCTTTATCTATACGAGACTTTTCTGCGGCTCCTTCTTGAGTGTATAAATCAAATTCCGTTTGAGACATACCTTTAATCTTATGTCTTTTATCTCTCTTACCAGTAGATTTTGCCGTAGGAGCATTATCTTTTTTACGAGTGTAAATAAACTCCATCTCTTGTCTTAAAGATGATTCTTCAGATTGCAACATTTCCATAACCGCATCATGCTCTGCTTGATCGCCAGCCAAAGCTTCTTTTAATTTAGTCTCATCTTGGATGATGTCTGCTTTCTTCTTTTTAACTGCTTCGAAATAATCATTCTGCATTTGTTGTTGCTTACTATTTCTTTTAAGTCTTGTCTCTCTAAAGAACGCTTGCTTAGCTCCAGCTTCTGTGAGTCCAGTATTAACAGAATGTTTTTCATAACTCATCTCAGCTTCTTCAATAGCTTCTATGTATTGATCGGCAGTCTCTTGAGGCATCTTACCTTCCTCTACTTGTGTTTGAACATAAGATTTTAAACCAGAACCATCACCAGAATAATTCCATAATTGTTCTGCTATAATGTTATCCTGAATATACATTTCTGCTTCATATATTTCTTCAGGAGTTTTAGCGTCTTGTAATCTTTTAAAGTTATCGTTAAGGTTTTGTGCTTTCTTATTATATAATCTATTTCTTTCGGCAACAGAATCAAAATAACCTCTAGTACCCCCCATACTACCACCTAAACCTACAGATGACCAAAATATATCCCTAATGTCAGACCTATATTCACCAGCATCATTCTTCACCCAAGTTAACATAGGCTCATAGTCTAGACCCTTACCTTCTTGAATATTAGTATATTTAATCCATTCTTGATAAACCTCTTGCATACCTTCTTCTATTCCTTCAAATCCTGCCATTGCTCCAGCAGGAAGAAGATGATTGGATACCTTGGATCCCATGAAATTCATAAGACCTCCTGCACTAGCTTTAAATGGAACTGGCTTAGGCATTTGTCCTGACATTTTTCTTACCAATGTGTTTTTCCCTAAACCTCCAAACAGCATACCGTTAGATACAATATCTAAAGCCATCCATTTAGCATTATCAGTCATTACGCCAGCAGCAATATTAGATGCTTCTTTTGGGGTAAATAAAGGATTACCCTCACCATCTACTTCTGACATCATTTGATTATAAGCTTCTCCAGATAAATAAGCGCCCTCTGTAAGATTGGCAGCAATACCACCACCAAATATACGAGAATACTTTTCAGCTCCTTTAGTTAACTGGACACCTCCCCTACCTGCATTATAGAAAGTTGAGCCCATTAGTCCTTTTTTTACATTACCAAACTTAGACATCTTACTAGTAAGTCTAGCACTCTTTAAAGCATGCATACCAAATCTACCTAATAAACGAGCACCTAAACTTGCACCTCCAGCATAAGGAACTGCAAATGATAATGCATAAGGTAGAAGTCTTGACATTTTAGAAGTATAAAATTCAGGATTAAATAAATCCGTGAAAGTCATATCCTCTAAATCTTTAGATAGTACAATTAAATTATCATTTTGGAATTTTTCTCCTTCCTTTTTTAGCCAACTACCCACTGAAGTTGTAGGCTCAACCTCTCCAGGTGTAACCCATGCTGATATAAAATCAATAGTATCACCAGTACCATAAACTAAGTCTCCCCATCCATGAGCAAAACCTCTAGCTGCTTGCTGTCCGTAATCACCAATAACAGCATTAGGGTCTAAAATCTCTCCTTGACCGTACTGAGTTTGATCTGCAACCTGATTACGCGCATCACCCATTTGTCTAGCACCTCTACCTTGCATAGCTCTATCAAAAGACGTCTCTTCTCTAGTGTCTAAATTACGAATACTAGTAGAGTTAAATATATCATCTAATCCTGTAGGAGATTCAGAAGACTCAATAGCGCTAGGAGAATCCATAACGTTATCATATGTTTGTTGAATATCTTGTTCGGCTGATGGTAAAGCACCAGTTGGTTGAGCTTGACTTTGATTAAGCAACATGTCAAGTCCATCTAAATAATTATTCTTTTCTGCCATTATGAATTAAAGTGTTTTGTCCAGTCTCTAGTTCCTTTAACTATATTGTTATAATCTTTCTGACTATATCTACCTTTTAACCAAGCAGCATAAGCTGTAGGGCCTTTTTCAATAGCTTCTTTTAAACCAGCATCATTCCCATCTGTTAAAGCTTTTCTAATCATACGAGCTGAAACAGCCATATATTGTCCTGGGCTTTGTACGGTTGTACCATCTTTAAATGTAAATGGATATGTTCTTGGTTGTTGCGAATTTACATATAAATTTGACATTATCAAAGGCATTGATGCTTGAATTTTACCTGTTTTTACACCAGCCATTTTTAATCCGATAGTCATATTCTCATCATAAGCATTTGCAATAACCTCAAAGTTTTTACTGTCTCCTGCAGCCATTTGCACAGCAAGTTTTTGTTTAGACGCTTCTATATTTTTGTTAGTACGAGCTCTTAGTTTAGATTTCTTTTCTAAATCAATTTCTTGACTTCTAGTTCTATCCATTGACTCTTTATCAACAACTTTATTTAAAGCTTCTGCTATTCTTGGGTTATTAGTATCAATTTCTTTATAGTAATAATCCCCTCCAGTAATAACGTCTCTCTCTACGAATTGAGC